ATGGAGACGCTTTTATATTTAAAAATAGAAATCAAAATGGTAAAGTAGTACAACTTGTACCTTTGATGCCTAACTTAGTAGAAGTTAGAGGTAATACTGAAAAGCTAATTACACATTACGAATACTATGCACACTCAAAAAATGAATTAGCTGGAGAACCAGTAAAAATAGACCCTAAAGATGTTATTCATATAAGACAAGGTATTGACTCAAATGACCATAGACGAGGTCATGCACCACTTAAATCTATATTAAGAGAATTAATTGGTGATGAAGCAGCAGGACAATATTCATCTGCTCTATTAACAAACTTAGCAGTTCCAGGAGTAGTTCTCTCTCCAAGAAATGATGCAATGGGTGGTCCTACTAGAGAAGAAGCTGAAGCTATAGCTTCTTCATATAAACAAAAGTTTGGTGGAGCTAACAGAGGACAACCAATGGTTCTATCTGGTGCAATGTCAGTTGAAGTTGTTTCTTTCTCACCAGACCAAATGAAATTACAAGAATTAAGAAGACTTCCAGAAGAAAGAGTTTCTGCTGTTTTAGGTGTCCCAGCAATCCTCGCTGGACTCGGAGCTGGACTAGATTCAGCGACATATAACAATACTGCCGAACTTAGAGAATTCTTTACAGAACAAAAACTTGTACCACTATGGAAGACTGTTGCTAACGAATTAACACATCAGTTGTTACTACCAGATTTTGGTGGTGATGATGTCATGTGTGAATACGATGTAAATAATGTTAGAGCACTACAAACAGATATGGACAATTTATACAACAGAGTTAACAAAGGCGTTAGTGGTGGTTGGATTACTATTGGTGAAGCTAGAAAAGTAGTAGGTCTTGAAGTAGATGAAAAACATAATGTTTATTTAAGACCACTCAACATGTTACAAGTTCCTGCTGATGGTAGTGACCCAGCTCCAATGACAGAAGAACAAGACGAAGGTTCAGATAATAATCCACAAGCTGGACAACTTCAAGCTGCTAGCGACAATGAAGCTAGTTATGAAGCTAAACTTTTAAGAAAATTATACGATTCAAAGATGGATAGTGTAGATGCCGCACCAGAGACAACAAGACAAGCAGTAGCACCAAAGCCTTCTAGGAATATGTTTATGTTTACAACTAGAGAAGCTGCTGAAGAAAGAGCAGAACAATTAGGTTGTGAAGGTTCTCATACTCATAAGATTGAAGAGATGACTTATTACATGCCTTGCAGCTCTCATGAATCATTTGAAAGAACTAAAAAATCTTTTATCGCTGGTATTGTTGAAGAGTTGAAAGTTTCTACAGAAGAAGCTGAAGTAGTTATGGAGCAAGTTTTTGAAATGGAACCTGAGAATATAAAAGAAAAACCTAAAAAAGATAGAACAAATTTTCCAAGTCCTGGGGATGACATGGCTGTAAGAATATCAAATTCTAAATATAAAATGTTTCCTCATGGTTATGCAAAAAACCTAAAAGAGAATTATCCAGAAATATGGAGACGAGGTGGAAATGGTGGAAACCCTCCTACCTCATTTACAGGTAATGACGCTTTCAACAGATGGAGTAAATATCAATCTGGAGATAGAAGTGAATCAGTACTTAACTGGGTTCGTAGAAGAGAACGATTTATGGGAAGACATCAAAACAATAACAGATTAGCTGGTGTTGTTGCTGCTATTAAGTGGGGTGGTGTTTTAAACATGGGTGTTCCTGCTATGAAGAAAGTTATCGCTGACCAAGTTAAAGTCGTAAGAGCTAGAAGAAAAGAAGCTCTTGAGCTTGCTAGTAAAATGGCTGACGAAAATGCTGCTAAAGCAGTATCTAGTAGAATAAGAAAAACTTTAACAAATAAAGTTGAAGAACACAACTCAAAAAAACCTAAGCATAGAGCAACACTAAGAATGTTGATTGCTGTGTTTAACAGAGGTGTAGGTGCTTATCGTACAAACCCTGGTTCAGTTCGTGGAAATGTTTCAGGACCTGACCAGTGGGCTGTAGCCAGAGTTAACGGGTTCCTTCATGCATTGAGAACAGGAAGATTTAAGAGAAAGCCTTATGACCAAGATTTACTTCCTTCATCACACCCACTCTCATCTAAAAAGGGTAATGATGAAATGAAAGCAAGTTTTGTTCGTATAGGTCAATCTGTAAGCTGGTCAATCAATAAGGACCCCGACCCACCTTCAACAGTACATGGTGTTGTAACAAGTGTAAATGGAAAAGACAAAGAAGCCACTATGTTAGTTTGGGCTATTAACGAAGATGGTAGTCATAAAAAGACTGATAGAAAAGTTACTATGCCTATCTCTAAGTTGACTGTTATTAAAGATATCACTAAGTAAATACCACACACTTTATAACCATTTGTTATTATTTCTATATATGCACCTAAATAAATCTGTTAACAGTTTATATAGGAGATACACTCGTGAGTGAAATTAAGAATATCGACTTAGAATTTAAAGCGGACGGTGAAGGTAAAGTTTCTGCTGTATTCTCAGTTTTCAATACATTAGATAGTGATGGAGATGTAGTAATCCCAGAAGCTATCAAATCAGGATTTAAATCAGGTTCAGTGCCAATGGTATGGGCTCATAAATGGGATATGCCAATCGGAAAAGGTGCAATCAAACAAGATGGCGATAAAGCTACTTTTGAAGGTGAATTTTTCATGGACACAGAATCTGGTAAAGAAGCATACAATTTAGTTAAAGCTATGGGAGACCTGCAACAATGGTCTTTTGGTTATAGAGTTAACGATTCAGAAAGAGGTAAATTCAAGAGCGGTGATAAGGATGTTGACGCAAGATACTTAAAAGACCTATCAGTCTACGAAGTATCTCCTGTTCTAGTAGGTGCTAATCAAGACACATACACAATGGCTATTAAATCTAATAAAGAACTATTAGAGGAAATGGCTTCTGAAAAGGGTGTTCTTGGTAATTCTACATTTTTAGAAAATGAAGAGCCTGAAGAAGAGCAAACCGAAGAAGAAAAATCAACTTGCTGTGGTGGAGATAACTGTGCCCCAGCAGTAGCAGAATCATCAGACGAAAAAAGTTATGGTAATTGTGACTATGACAAAACAGGCAAATGTGCCAAAGATATGAAAAAGTCTGATGATATAGAGAATTCAGAGGAAGTTTCTAAAACTTTCTCAGATGAGGTCAAAGACGTGCTTGCTGCGTTACATGACTTGATGACACGAACTAACGCCATTGCGATGTTACGTGCCAAAGACGGAAGGAAATTAGGAGTCAAAGCCACTGAAGCATTAAGGGCTGTTCAAGAAGACTTGTCAGATGCATGGACAGAAATTGACCAATTCATCGAACAAGTTGGAACCGAAGGTGCTTTAGAACAAGACTTAGAGGACGAACAAGCTGAAGATATTGAAGATGTTGTAGAAGAACCAACAGATTTAGTAGACACTGAAGAAGTAGCTGTTGAAGCTGAACCAGAAGATGAGGTAGAGAAACCTGCTGAAGAATCTGATGAAGCTGAAGTTACTGAAGAAGTTCCAGTAGATAACACAGAATCAGTCGAAAATGATGAGCTTGACGACGAAGTGTGGATAGAGAGCCAAAGATTAATAGCAGACGCTATTGATGTAGAAGCTCAAAACGACGAAGTATAAGTATATCTAATAGGAGATAATTACAGTGAGTAAAGTAGAAGAGCTTAGAGGAAATATCGCTAAGTCACGTGAAGAACTTAAATCTGTATTTGATGCTCCAGCTGAAGAAGGCAAGTACTCTCATGACCAAAAAGAGAAAATTAAAGGTCTAAATGATGAGCTTGCTGGTTCATTAGACGAGCTAAAGATTGAAGAATCTAAAGCTGCTAATGAAAAAGCTATGGAAGTTAGCAACGAAGTTGTTAATGAACTTCCTGTAGCCGAAGAAGCTCCAGCTGGTATCAAGTCAATAGGTGAGCAATTCACAAACACTGACGCTTATAATAAATATATGAGCAATGGTGTTAAAGGCGTAGATTCTCAAGCAGAATTTAAAACAACATTAAATACCACAGGTTATCCACCAGAGTCATTAAGAGCACCTGGAATATTAGAGACCGCTTTAAGAGACCCAAATGCAATAATTGGATTGTTTGACCAAATCAATACAGACCAAAATGCATATGTATATCTTGAAGAGACAACATTCACAAACAATGCAGCTGAAATTGCAGAAGCAGGAGACATCTCCTCTGCAGGCGAAGGTGCATTGGCATTTACAGAAAGAACAGAAAGCATTCGTAAGATTGCTACTTTCTTGCCTGTAACTGATGAATTGTTGGCTGACGTTTCTGGTATCCAAGGATATGTTAATTCACGTCTCACCACAATGATGAGATTAAGAATGGACAACCAATTACTAAACGGTAATGGTTCAGCTCCAAACTTGACTGGTGTATTATCAAAATCTGGTATTAACACATTTGACTATTCTTCATTCAGTGGAGAATTGAACAGACTTGGACAAGTGTATCAAGCAATTACTGAAATCAGAAAAGACTCTTTCGTAGAGCCTGATGCAGTTGTTATGCACCCAAGTGACTGGTATCAAATCGTTACAGCAGTAACAGACCAAGCAGGAACCTCCTCAGCAGGTTATGCAAGCAAAAACCCATTAATAGTCGCCGCTGGTGGCTTTGGTGGAGACGTTGCTGCAAGACTCTGGGGTCTTAAAGTAGTTCCAAGCACAGCAATCGCAGAAGGTACCGCATTAGTCGGTAAATTCGGTGGTGGCGATGCTGCTCAAATTGTCATGAAGCAAGGTGTAGACCTAGCTGTATCTGACAGCCATAGTGACTTCTTTGCGAAGAATCAACTAGCTATCAGATTAACCATGAGAATGGGCTTTGTGGTCTATAAACCAACAGCTTTCTGTTCTATAACAAACTTCTAAGTTTGATTTAGACGATAGTTTAATGATAAGGGCTTCTTCGGAAGCCCTTTTCTAATACCAACAATTTTTATTTTATAAGTTAGGATTAATCATTATGTATACAATTCCAGAAAAGAACATTTATAAGCTACCTGATGGAAAGTTATGGGAAGGTGACGCAGTTGATGTGCCATATTCTCAAGCAGACCTAATTGCTAAAGCTGGTAAAGAATACCCTACTGATTGGCTCAAAGAGCAAGGTTGGGGTAAAAAAGCTAAAGCTGAGAAGAAAGCTCCAGCTAAAAAAGCTGAGAAAAAAGCTCCAGCTAAAAAGGCTCCAGCCGAAAAAGCAGTTAAAAAATCAGACGTAGAAGATAAAGCAGTTAAAAAAGACGTCGAAGACAAGTAGGAGGTCTAAATGGCTTTCTCAACGGCAGCTGACGTAGAGTCTTATACCCAAATAGACTTTGACTCAAGCATAGAGACTCATTTAACTAACAATCTTATACCTTTCGTTGATGCCGCTATAAATCAATATGTCGGTTATAACCTTTCATACGGTACTAAGACTGAGACATTTACTGGCGACCAAACACACGAAATATTTTTAAGACATCTACCTATACATTCTATTACATCTGTAGTGGAAGATGATACAACATTAACAGAAGGTAATTCTTCTGATTTTGTTTTTTATGATAGTGGTAGGTTAAGAAGATTAGGTAAAAGATGGTCTTATGCTAAAGAACAGAACATTGTAGTAACTTATGTATCTGGGTACACAGCATTTAATGGTGGAGTATCAACTGATTTACCAATACAAATAAAAATGGTTTCTGCAAGAGCTGCTGCAAGAATACTAGAAAACACTTTATCAGTATCATCACAACAAGAACCTGGAGAAATATCCGCACAAGGTTCTTCGACTGCTGGTAACTTTAATTTAGCAATGTCAGAAAGAATAGGTGATTATTCAGCTGATTACGGAGTAGGTGTTGATGCACTATCGACAGCACCACTAACTCAATCAGATATGAATCTATTGTCACCCTATAGAAAGTCCTACTTTGTGTAATGCCTAATAAGCAGACCCCATCAATAGAAGAGGCAAAAGAATTATTTAAAGCTAACCCTCATTACAAGTTAAAAGACTTTGCTAATGATTGGGGTGTCTCTATAGAACGTGTAAGGCAAATTAAAAAAGAAGCAGGTATAGTTCCAATGTCAGAAATAGATTTAAGTATTGTCGAAATAATTTTAGAGAGAATAAGAAACGGTGAAGCAACTTTGACTAATCGTGAGCTATATAAAGGATTACCAGTAGGTTACGACAGATTTAGAACATGGATGATGAAAGATTCTAGTATTAAAGAACAATGTGATTTAGCTAGAGAGGAATACTTATCTACTGATAAAGTAGAAAAGAAATGCTACAAATGTGAGATTATAAAACCCATAGATACATTTAATAGAAGTCAAAAGTATCAAGATGGATTCAATAGATATTGTATGATTTGTCAGGAACAGATTATAGAAGAAAAAGATGATGTTAAAAGAAAGACTTGTTTTATGTGCAAGCAATCTCTATCAGTAAAATCTTTTAACAAAAATAGAACTATGAAAGACGGATATTCTTTATTTTGTAAGAATTGTCAAAGAAAAGAACGTAGGTCTAAGAGAAGACTAAATAACTTAACTTCCTAATCTAACTGCTAGATTTATAGTATGGCAGGCTCATATCCCGAACGTTTATTAATACACAGAATTTCTATTCAAAGAACTGTTGGTGCTAATTATGACACTCGTGGTTTAGATTCAGATGTATGGACTAATGTAGCTACTAATGTACCTACTCGTATGGTCTTTGGTAATGAAACAGAAAGTAGAGATGGTAGAAATACTGTCGTGCAAAACTGGTCAGCATACTTTACTGGTACAGTAGATTTAAAGTCATCTGATAGAATTTA